TGGTTGGTATACCAATTTTTGGGTCAGGACTTAAAACTTGTTCACCAAATTCATTAGTGGTTACATAATCCAAATTCATTGGAACTTCTAATAACCATGTTCCATCACTATCAATTGTTTTAGCTCCTTGTGGAAATTGGGCTTGTTCTAATATAGGTCTACCTTGAGTATCTTGGAAAATGGTTTGTCTAACACCAATGATTTCGCCAGGTGCTGTTTCTAATGAACAAAGACTTCCTAAATCTTGTGGTGGTTTACAATTCTTTGGTATTGCATAATCTTTACTATTTGTAATCAAAGAACCCATAAACATGGCTGTTGGAGATATATTAATACCTGATTGACGTAAATCAAAGTCAGTTCTTGTTATATCAATTTGACAAATTTCTGGTTGTCCCCAAAATGGTTGTACGTTTACACTTTGGTTTAAGGTTACAATTTGTGGTAATTCAAATAAGTTTGTTGAGCTTTTAAAGTTTACACCATCAAATTGGTCTGCGGTCGCCCTTCCCATTCTGATTAAATCTTGTGGTGATAATGAAAATGGTCCGATATCTGATAAATCCAAATCCATAACAACAGTATATGTTCCGATTGGAACACCCATTATCATATAATCGCCACTACCGTTTGTCTTAACTGTAAATTTATAATACTTGTCATAAACCTCAATTAATGCTGGGTTTGTTAAAATATCATTTTTGCTTGGGAATGTTCCTGTTGGAATATGTCCTGTGTGTTGTTGTTCATAAGGTAATAGATTATATCTATATCCATCGGCATTTACATCATTAAGACTTCGGTAAGGATATAAATCATAAATTATTTCATTATTTAAATCATCATCTGTTATTGGAATAAAAACAGAAACTTTTACATTTGGTACTCCGTATCCTCCATTGGCAAGAACACGACCCACAATAACTCCATAGTCCGCACACATTCTTGTGTAGACATCTTCACTTCTAACTTTTAAAGAAAGTATCTCTAACTGGTCAAAATCTTGTTCTAATTCTATATTGACTTGTCTATCAACACCAACTTCTGTACGTATTCTATAAGTTTTGGACATTCCTTTTACTTTCTATCATAAATAGTTTATACACTATTTTATAATAGTAGTTAAAGAATGAATAAAATAAATTATCAAGAGAAGTTTGTTGTTTGGTAATTTTTAACTCTTACCGTGATGTCTTTGGTTGGGAAACGAACTTGGTAAATTTGATTTGGCTCTGCAAATATTGTGTTATCAACTAAAGAAATTTTCTTTGTTGCGGCATTTTCATAAGGCATTGCTGTTTGAGCTGAACTATATTGACCACCAACTTTGTTAAATACTGAAATGTCCGTAATACTTAATACACCATTTTCAGCTTGTAAAATTCTACTCAATTCAGATAATACAATATTTTCACCTAAACCTCTAACAGTAGGACTAAAGAATGTTGTAACTCTATCCACAATGTTTGAAATAACAACCCCTTGGTTTTGTGTCGCATCTAAAACAACTGAAATATCCAACGCTAAATCAATTACTTCCGCACTTCCAATAACCACATAATCATTAATCATTCTATAATTTGACAAATATTCCGCCAAATTTTTCTTCATAGTTTGTGATACTTCGGATGTTAAATTACCCGTGGCATCATATGACAACACATTGATATTAATTTTGTTGTTGTTTTCAGTAATAGATACTTTGGCTGGTGCTCCAAATTGACCTGGCATGTTTCTTATAATTGCTTCGTAGTCATGTATTGTAACCGCTCTGTTTTGTGCCGCAAAGTTAAACGTTACATAATTTCTAACCTCTTCAGTTGATGGATATCCTGCCCCACCAATAGCCGCTGTTACGTTATTACAAGCCAAAGAATTAATTACGGAATTATTTATAATGTCAGAAGGTCCATTAACAAAGAAATCAACAGAACCAATTTGAGTAATAACATTAACACCTAAGTTTGTACCTTGTCCACCACCAATTCTATATTGTATAAACATTGTTGTATTTGCTTGTGGAGCATTACCCAATGACATTGAATTGTTTTGGTATCTTTGAATCTTTAACGGTACATCAAGTGCTGTAAACTCTCTAAGTTGGTCTTCAGCAGTATTTGTTCCTCCACCAAAAGTAAGTTTTATAAAACCTTCAGGTGTGTATTCTGTAATAAATCTATCTTGTGTTTGTACATATCTTCCAACTTTAATTGCTGGGTCATCAGATGGTTTTGTAGGGTCTTCAATAAAAACTCTATCTTCAGCAAGTGCTGATACTTCATACCATCTACCTTGTACACCTAAAAATTCTTGTGCTGTTGGAACGTTAGAATATGATGTACCATCTCTTTGAATTATTGATGTAACACCCAATACATTTTTTTCAGGTAAGAAAAATTCAAAGAAAGGTCTAACATCATTTGGTGTTATTACTCTTTTGAACACCTTTGTAATACCATTTACAACAGTTTCTCTTTTAGTAATTGTGTAATTTATTAAGTTGTTGTTGGCATCAAAATTTGGAATTTTTAATCTATTTGGTATACCATCAGCATTAAATGGTGATGCAAAATTAATATCATATATTGTTTCAAATACTTGACCTGAACCTTGAACTTGACTTCCACGTCTTAATGTTCCCAAATATCTTTCATCTTCTTTATCACCAAATGCCGGAACTGTAATTGAAAAATCAACTAAAGCAACAGATGGTCTTTGACCAGGAATTTTTAATCCATAAGTTCTTGCTATGTTATATATTGATGAACGTTGTTGTGCGTATTGTAAAACTGTTTCTTGGATAATTCTATCTATATGGTAATGTAAGTTGTCGGCTACGGCAGCATTTAAATCTAAGAATACGGAAAAAACTGAAGCATCATTGAAGTTATCAATCAATTCAGGATAATAAGTTTTTGTGTAATTAATTAATTCCTGACGAATTGCTTGGAAATCCCTTACGGTATATGATATTCTTCTTTGAGCCATTTATGTTAAATATTAAGTATTATAAAATCTTTTGAATTAAATACGTCATTAGTTATAGAATAATCAATTCTTACCGTAGCTGTATACTCAGTTACATCTTGATTGGTCATTTGTAGTTGTGGATTAACAACATTTCCCGCAGTTGTTACAGTTGCACCAGCGGCTTCACCAGTTGGTGCCGATATATTAATATTTGTTAGTTGTAGTTGTGGCATAAATTTTTCCACCGAATCTCGTATTTCAGATTGAATGTTTTGAAACGTTGGTCCATCCAAAGGTTCAAAAATGTATTCTAATAATCTTGTACCAAAATCAGGTAAAAAATATCTTGTACCTTTTCTTGTTAACAACAAGTGAATCAAATTACTTCTGATTTCTTCAGCAGGGTAATCTGAAAGGTCTAAATATTTACCATTATATGATTCTACGAAAGGAAAAGTTAATCCATATGTTTTACCATCAGCCATTATCTATAAATATAGTTGTATTTCCTTTTTTGTATTTAGGAAAATATGGACAATGTCTACAACCATTACCACAACAAAAACCTCTTTCCAAATGAAATTCTTCAGTAAAGACATATTTTCCATCTTCAATATAAAATGAAGAAGGGAAAAGTTTTACCTTCTCCCCCTTATTATTATTGTTTTGATTTATATTACTTGATTTCACAAGCCCCACCAGCACAAGCCAATTCACCACTCAAATCTGTGTTGTCTTGTAATTCAACAACTTTTGATAAGTCAATTGTGTGAAGTTTAGCGAACAATCTGTCGTATTCTTCTTTTGTACAATCTTCAAATGGTGCTTGAATATAACTTCCACCATCATAAGGTAATACAGATAAACCATTATAGAAGTCACGGTTTTCCCACATCCACTCACCCGCCAATTCCCAATCTTCATTTTTCAAACTAATTGTTGCCGATACGTTGTGTGTGTTTGAACCAGTTCTGTGACCAGGTCTTACCCACTCTTGTGTAATTTTCTTAACACGGTCCAACAATTGGAATGGAGATTCTGTTCTCAAAATTGCTCCTTCAGGAGATTTTTGTGGAACTGAAATAACTGCCGTGTCGTGTGGACGGAAGAATTCATCTTCAACCAACTCAGGGTGATACATTGCCAAGTATTGGTAGATTGCTTCATTCTTACCAACACGGACTCTACGGATGTAGTAATCATTGTGCCATGCGTGGATACCTGAAGATGTTCCTAATGTCAGAGATGTTGTCCCTGCAGGTTTTACAGTAGTTGTACGAGCCGACTTGTTAACACCAATCAACTCAGCAACTCTTGCGTTTTCTTCTTTAACAAGTTTAGCAGCTTCTTTCATGTTATAACCCAATACAACACCTGAACCGATACCTGTCATAGATACACCAATCAACGCTTCTTTTTCAGTTGTACGTTTCCATACATCTCTCAAGTAATGGAAATCAGTATAACCTGCTTGAAGTGTTCCGATGAAAGCCGCAGCTTTAACACGGTTGTTCAAGTCTTCTTGTGATTCAATGTCAGAAACATTTACCTCACACAAGTTACAGAATTGGTTTGGTCTCAA